AGGATCATCTCAGGGATGCCTCAGGACTGCTGAAGAAAACGTGAGAAGAAAGAATGCCTGAGTATGGATATATGGGACATCCCATGAAATCCTCAGGACCACCTCAGAACCACCTCAGAACCACAACGGAACCAGACACCTTATAATATACATAGGAAACTGTTGCATATTTGTCACACTTTGGAGGATATTCAGAAAAAATGGGATATCCCAGAATTTTTTTATTCTGGAGGTGTTGACAGCATCGGACGGTATACTTATGTACTGGGCCACCGCAACACAACGAAGGAACGAAACGATGGAAACAACTAAGATACTCAAGGCTTCAACAACCCATAACTGGGAGAAGTACACATTCACTGAGGAAGAGTTCAAAGCATCATACAACGAATTCGATAATAACTGGAGCATCACTCACCCGGTTCTAGGTTGTTCGAAGGGCAGGGACACTCCCGAAGAAGCCCTGAGAAATGTATTGTACGAGCATGGATGTTCTGATATCACTATTCACGACGAAACCACTGAACAGAAAGGAAACGAAACAATGTCGAAGATCGAAGCCGTGGAAGTAACCGCCGAGACCATCAACAAGGAACTGGTCAAGGCCGTCAAGACCGATGCGAAGGTAGCACGAAAGTTGGTGCTGGAGGTTCATCCGTTCGCAGCGAACATAATCTGGAAAGAGACGAACGGCGCATGGCCCACAAAATCTCTCACTGTCAAGATGATAGACGCTAGCCAGACGCTACAGGACATGTTCGTCGGTCTATCTCAGGCTGATCGTTCGAACCACGTTCGAGACATCAAGTTTGTGTCTGAGAATTTCGATGCGGTAGTAGCCGAGGGAGAGACGAACGGGTGGCGGAAGATTGATGCCATGCGGAAGGCTATCCAGAAGGCTCAGAAGGCCGCTGAGAAGGCTTCTCAGGAAGCTACCGAGGAAACTACCGAGGAAGCTACTGAGGGAGCTACTGAGGGAGCTACCGAGGAAGCTACCGAGGAAGTGCCGACGATCAGCATCAACGACATCATGTCGGCGATCATGCGACACATCCCTGAGGCTACCACAGCACAGCTACTCAGGGTAGCAGAAGACCTTGACGTGTGGCTTCTCGGAGGTGCGCCCGAGGAACTCACAGGTCAGGAGTTGCTTGACGCTCTAGGTGACAAAGCCTTCGCAAACAAGTGACCTCTCGGAACCCCTTGACACCCGTCAGGGGGTTCTATAGAGTTCATTTGTCAACATGAAAGGAAAAGAGATGATCCGATACGAAGTAAAAACCCCGCACAAGGCATTCGTTGGTTGCGAGGACACTCTTGAAGAAGCCAAAGCATACATCGCTGGTTTGATAGAGGCGGGAGTTGAAATTCTCAAGGTCGAGTATTTCGACAAAGAACAGCGCGTTACAGACATTCGCAACGGTAATTTTAACACGCCAACTATAAAAGAAGGAAACTGAACTATGACTAAACTTGTGAAAATCGTTGGTATCATATCCGCATTCGTATCCATAACATGCGGCCTGATATCCCTGATGGTGATCGGTCCTGAACATTTCGGGTTGATACCCATGATGGGGTTGACGGCGGGAAGCGTGTTAGGTATGGTAGCGTTCGCTGCATGGATGACGGAAGACATGATGTAAAATCTGGGATGTCCCAGAAAACATGAAAGGAAACTGAACTATGGAAAACAAAACATACACTTTTACGTGTTGGGAAGACGGTCAACGCTACCCCTGCGCCACTGTCACACCGCTGGGCAACGGCCTTGCCATCTACGGGCGGGTGGGTCTCTACGAGGAGACTATTCCAGTAGACGAAGCCTTCGCAAAAGCCCGTGAAACAGCGGCGCTGCTAAACTCTAGATACTAAAGGAAACTGAACAATGAATATGTCAATCAAACAACTCGGCTCTAACATGACTGAGCTACAGAACACCAAGGCCAACGTCTCGGTATTGTTCAGTTATGAAACCCCGGTAGCTGGGTGGGACTGCAAGGGACCATTCAGGACAACGGAATACTTCAGTCGCACCACGTCGAAACATATCAATAAATACCTGAGGCTGTACGGTGGTGAAGATCACTGTAGACAACTAGACCAGTCTATGATAGAAAGTATCTGTGAAACATGGGATGTCCCAGAAAATTGAAAGGCGAAGACATGACTAAGAAAGAACTAGCAGAAACAGTGAAATTTAAGATTGAATTCATGCTCATGATGATGCGCGTTGGGCGCGAGGAGGAAGCAGAGAGATCACTTCAGGAAGCTATGGATGTTCTTAACGATGCTATCGAGGAGGACGACGAATGACTGCTAGAGTGTGGACCAAGGAACAGACACAGGAAACAATCAAGGCACTCCGAAGGGCGGGGTACACCATCCCGCCCAAGGGGGACACTGGAATGTACAAGACAGAAGAGGAATACGCACCGGGTAAAAAAGTTTTTGTTGCAATGGTGGGAACAAGGGGGTACCTTGTCAGTTACTGGGATGGATTATTTCAAGAGGAGATTGAAGAATGAGTAACCATGAAAATGAAATGCTGAAAGAACAACTCTTTGACGAATGGCTGGAGCATCTGGAGTTGTTTGTTGGGTGGCCGAAAGGCGATCCTGAAACCTACAAAGAAGCTGCACGTAAAACCGAAGAAGAATGGCTGGAGATGAACAGATGAACCACGAAACTCAGGAAATCATTTCGAAACTACGGAAAGCAGGAGAAAAGATAGCAATGCAACACGCACATGGTAGCCCATACGATAGAGGATCAGCGGACAGATACTACAGCCGCAACTACAGCCCACATTGGTGGCCTAATGGAACCGGCAAGGGGTACAAGGTACCTCGTGAGATGATGACTGCGGCCCAGATTGCAGAGTATTTGCAGGGCTGGCGTGAACAGGAATACAGAAAGGATTGGGGCTAATGTTAGGAATAATGTGGAAGAAGATATGTAAGCATTGGAAAGTAGAGGAGCGTATATTCTTCTGTTGGATTATAGTTTTACTTGCTTATGTGGAGGTGTTCTTATGAAAGAGAAACATTTAGTTGCATACATGGAAACTGCCTACGCATTCGCTGAGTGTAGCACGGCACGGAGGTTGAAGGTGGGGTGTATCATTGTGAAGGACGAAAGGATTATATCCATCGGATACAATGGTACACCCTCAGGGTGGGATAACAATTGCGAATCTGAGATATACAGCACGAGTGTGGGCGATAATCCGAGACTAGTGACGAAGCCTCAGGTTCTACATGCGGAGTCCAATGCGATAGCCAAGCTTGCTAGGTGTACCGAGAGCGGAGAAGGCGCGACGATAGTGTGTACTCATGCACCCTGCATGGAGTGTGCCAAATTAATCTTGCAATCTGGGATCATCCGTGTTATATACTCAGAAGACTATAGAAGCACGGAGGGTCTGGAGTTCCTGACTCAGGGCGGTGTTAATGTTGTACAAGCTAAGATGGAGGTTATAGAAGCATGAATATATTCTACCTACACGAGAACCCGGAACGCTGCGCCGAGATGCACTGTGACAAGCACGTGGTCAAGATGATACTGGAGACTGCCCAGCTACTCAGCACAGCGCACCATGAGATCGACGGGGAGCCTAGTGTTGAGTGCTACAAAGCAACGCACAAGAACCACCCCAGCGCAGTGTGGGCTAGGGAAAACCGTAGCAATTACATATGGTTGTGGAACCTTCTTAATAGTTTGTGCAAGGAGTACACGAAGAGATACGGAAAGGTTCACAAGACCGAGAGGATCGGTATGGTGAGGGACTTGGGCAACTGTCCATATGAATTACGCAACGGTCCCTTCACTGAGCCACCCCAGTGTATGCACGACTACTGCAAGGTGCCTGAGAATACCATCATGGCGTACCGTAACTACTACATCAACGAGAAATCCTACATGGCCCGGTGGCAGTTTACATCAGAACCAATCTGGTATACCATCGGCATGGCCGCACAAATGAAGGAGATTGCATGATGCCTAAGAAATACAACTGGAGCTACGAAGAAAAGATCACCGCCGAGGAGTTTCTATTGCGACTTGTGCCTATGGTAAACGGTCCCGTTCAGACACTATGGGAGTGTGATGGGGATATGTTTATGTCTGACTACGCCGTGCTATGCGATGCAGCGGCACGTCTAAGGAACTACAAAGACCAAGTAAATGCTAAAGAAAAGGACAAGTAAATGCGATGTAAAATCTGTGATGTTAAACTAAATAATTCAGAATTACTTCGAAAGGATATCGAAGGTAATCACATGGACACCTGCAACAAGTGCATCGGTGCCATCTATGAAAACACGGATGAGTTCGATTTCATTCTGGATGTAAACTTAGTGGTTGACAAGGAGGAGGAAGAAGTATAGTATACTAAGGTATCCTAAGGAGATAGATTATTAATCATTAATGTTATTCTCCTTAGGATACTTAAGAAATCTGGGATGTCCCATAATTTAGAAAGGATTGGTTATGTCTATCAAAGATGGTCGTCGTAAGGCACCGAAGAAGAAGAACCCTGTCGCTCGTGACATGCACAAGTTCAACAAGCGGAAGGTCTTTCGTAGCCAGAAGAGCAGGCTGGTAACTGAAGCAATCGATGAGGAACTGAAGGAGTACATGAGAGGTGACTATGATGGATAGCGTATGGATTGTCTTCTCATATGACGGGTACGACAGTTCCAAGGTTCTCAAAGTCTTCACGTCCGAAGAGATGGCATTGGAATATCGGGACTACGTTACAAAGCTAGGAGATGAGAGGTGGAATGGTTTCTATGTTAAAAAGTTTTCGGTTGAGAAAGGTAGTTGACAATGGAATTTTTTTCCTGTAGTATAATGGGTGTAGTATGAACGCAATGTATGACACAATAGAGGAGTGTTGAATATGATTACAGAAGGAACAGTTGCTTTTTCGAACCTCGAAGAGACGGAACGCTACAACGGACAGGACACTGGGAAGTATTCCATCGTCCTCACGCTGGAGCCTGACGAAGCAGCCAAGCTGGCACAGGAGGGAGTCAAACTCCGTGAGTACAAGAACCAGCCGCAGCGTAAGTTCGTCACCAAGTTCTCCGGGTTCCCGGTGCTTGATGCGGAAGGAGATCAAATCTCCAAGTACATTCCGTATGGCTCCAAGGTTCGAGTGATGTGGGAACCGGGCAAGCCCCACCCGCAACACGGCGTTGCTCCGTACTTCAAGAAGATCAAAGTTCTTGAGATGGCGGAACAAGTCGGAGCGGACGACGAGGACTTCTGATGGGGGAGTCCACCTTCATTGGCAAGGCTCCGTGTCCATCATGCAGGGAGAGTGGCGAGGACAAGTCAGGTGACAACCTCGCAGTCTACGATGATGGGCATGGGTACTGCTTCAAGTGTGGTCATGTGGTGTCGGGGGGATCAATCGATCCCTCCACACTACCCACAGAAAATCTGGGATCATCCCATAAAACGAGAGGACTAGAGATGGTTGGTGTATCAGGACCAATTAGTGACAGGAAGATATCCCAGCGGATCGTTGAGAAGTACGGCGTGACGCTGGAGCATGACAGAGAAACTGGTCAGACACTCAAGCACCACTACCCCTACCACGAACAGGGTGGTGATGTAGTCGGAACCAAAGTACGCAACTGCCCAAGCAAGGAGTTCTATACCACGGGCACATTGGAAGGCACTGGTCTGTTCGGACAGAATGTCTGGAGCAAGGGCGGTAAGTTCGTGACTGTTACCGAGGGTGAGATAGATGCTATGGCTGTGGCTGAGATGTTCGATGGGAAGTATCCCGTCGTCAGTCTGAAGCGTGGTGCAGCGGCAGCATCGAAGGACATCAAGGAAAGTCTGGAGTGGCTGGAGACGTTCGAGAAGGTAGTCATCTGCTTTGATAATGATGCGGCTGGAAAGAAAGCATCTCAGGAAGTGATGTCTATCTTCTCACCGGGCAAGGCCAAGGTGGTGTCCCTCCCGCTCAAGGATGCAGGAGAGATGCTACAGCGTGGTAAGGTGCAGCAGTTCGTGAAGTCATGGTGGGGAGCGGAGGAGTATAAACCTGCCGGTGTCATCTCACTGTCTGACGAGACTTGCTGGGATGCGTTCGTGAACCGTGGCAAGGCGGAGATTATCCCCTTCCCTTCCTCGTTTGGTACGCTCAACAAGATGATGAACGGTGGCATGGGGGCAGGGGAGGTGACCGTGATCGGTGCCTTAACATCTGTAGGTAAGACCACTTTCGTTACTAACCTGTTGTACGGTATGTACAAGGAGACGAACCGAAGGATCGGTGCGGTGTTCCTTGAGTCATCCATCGGTGAGACTACGGAGAACGTGGTCAGTGTCGTGGGTGGTGTGAACATCAAGCAGATACCGGAGGAGGAACGGGACTACAGTGGTTACCGTAAGTTCTACGAAGAGGTGAAGGAGAGCGACAGGATTCATATCGATGACCACATGGGATCATCTGACATTGACGACCTGTTCTCTCGTATGCGCTACCTCATCAAGGGACTAGACTGCGAAGTGATTATCCTTGATCCTCTACAGGCTGCGGTGCAGTCCAACGAGAACGGGTTGATCGATGACTTCATGGACAGGTGCCTGAAGATTGCCAAGGAAACCAACGCGGCTATCATCATCGTGTCCCATCTGCGTAAGCCTAGTGTCAAAGACCCTCACGATGTCAACGAGTACGACATGAAAGGGTCTGGGTCCATCAATCAGATAGCATTCAACACGCTGCTACTCAGCCGCGACAAGCTATCCGACGATGACTACACTCGTAACTGTACCAAGGTGCAGCTTGTGAAGTGTCGTCGCACAGGACGGACAGGACATGCTGGCTGGCTGTACTATGAGATGGACACAGGACGTATGGTGGCGGGTGCAGCACCTGAAGTGCATGAGGTTGCCGATGAAGAATTCTGATTTAGGAAAGCTTAATCGTTCCTTGTACATAAAGATGCGTACCAACTACGCCTGTGAGATATGCGGAGGTACGTATCCCGAGGAGGTTCTTGAGTTCCACCATCGTGATCCATCAAAGAAGGAGTTCGGATTGAAGTCTTCCAAGTGGAGGTCACATAGGTTGAACAAAGAACTCTTTCAAGAAGCAGCGAAGTGTGCTATACTATGTAGTAACTGCCACAGGTTAGAACACGTAGCTTTGAAAAACGGTGAGACACTGATCCATGACAAAGAAGCTTATACTCGATATCGAAACTACCGCTTTGCCCGTAAGCAAGGTATGGATGGTAGGTACGATGGAACTGACTACGAAAAGCAAGAGGAATTTTTTGAAACCTTATGCAGAAACTGCACAGATACAGGAGGATATTGATGATGTGGACATTGTTATCGGTCACAATATCATTAATTTTGATAGGCCCGTTCTAGAAGAACACCTTGGTATCTCGTTCGATAACGTACAGGTAATCGACACTCTGGTTCTCTCACGTCTGTTCAACCCACAGCTAGACGGAGGACATTCCCTGAGAGCATGGGGTGAGCGTCTTCACTTTGCGAAGGGTGACCACGATGACTGGACCAAGCTATCTGATGAGATGATTAAGTATTGTGAGCGTGACGTAGAGGTGACTGCCAAGTTGTACACTACCCTCTGCGAAAGGCTTGCTCAGTTTCCCGGTGAGTCCATCGAACTGGAGCATAAGGTTCAGGAGATCGTGTCTCAACAGGAACGCAAGGGTTGGGTGCTTGACCTTGAGAAAGCTTTCGATATCCAAGCACGTTTGAAACAGAGAAGTATGGAGGTTGAAGATGAAGTACATAAAAGGTTCACGCCGCTACCGGTATTTGTTAAAGAAGTCCATCCAAAAACTAAGAAGGACGGTTCCCTTAGTTCTGTTGGTCTTCGCTTTCTTGGGGATGATGTCGATACCGTTGGTGGCACATTTTCACGCATAGACTGGCCGGAGTTTAATCTAGGTTCACGCCAACAGATTGGTAGGCACCTGAAGTTCTACGGGTGGAGTCCCTCCTCTTTCACGGAGAAAGGACATGCCATTGTTGACGAGAGTATTCTATCTGAGGTGGACATACCCGAAGCCAAACTAATCGCTGAGTATCTACTGCTACAGAAGAGATCAGCACAGGTTCAGTCTTGGATAGAAGCGGTAGAGGAAGACGGCAGAGTGCATGGCAGGGTCAATACGATTGGTGCAGTCACGGGACGGATGACGCACAGTAACCCCAACATGGCACAGGTTCCTGCCTCTTACTCTCCGTATGGTACTGAGTGCCGGGAGTGCTGGACAGTACCGAAAGGTTTCAAGCTTGTAGGTGTGGATGCCGCTGGCTTGGAGCTTAGAATGTTAGCCCACTACATGAACGATGAGGAGTACACACATGAAGTCACGAACGGAGACGTACATACAGCAAACCAGAAAGCTGCTGGCCTTTCAACAAGAGACAACGCTAAAACTTTTATCTATGCTTTCCTCTACGGCGCAGGAGATGCCAAGATCGGAAGCATTGTCGGTGGTTCTCGAAGAGACGGAGCAGAACTTAAAGAAAAGTTTCTCTCTAACACACCATCTCTTCGAACTCTACGGGAACGAGTCATACGGGCAACCAAGCGGGGCCACCTCAGAGGACTAGACGGTAGACGATTGATAATCCGAAGTGAACACGCAGCCTTGAATACACTTTTACAGTCAGCCGGTGCAATAGTTATGAAGAAAGCATTGACAATACTGAATGAGTATGCTATCATACATGGTATAGACTACAGCTTTGTTGGTAATATCCATGATGAGTTTCAAGTTGAAGTTAGGGAAACTCAGGCAGAAAAGTTTGGATGGTTGGCAGTAGAGTGTATCAAGGCGGCGGGTGACAGGTTGGATTTGAGATGCCCACTGGACGGTGAGTACAAAGTCGGACACAACTGGGCAGCTACCCATTAATCTGGGACATCCCATAAAATAGGAGATTGAAATGAAAAGTATCGACACTCTCGTAGAAGATATCTATACCCTCATGAAGGATCGTAACTCTGACAAGGGTGTCGATGTTGAAGCTGAGATCGACAAGTTCGGTGAGGCAATGAAGGACATCATGCGTAAGGAGTTCCTTCCTACCTCCGGTCCCCGTGACGGACGTAAGCTTCGCCTCTCATCTGTAGGCAAGAACGATCTGGTCCAGTGGTTTGCATACAACGGCTACCGTGGTGAGCGTATCAAGCCCTACACCCTCATCAAGTTTATGTACGGACACATGATTGAAGAGATGCTCCTCCTGTTCACCCGTCTGGCTGGACATGAGGTGACCGATGAGCAAAAGGCTGTATCTGTCGGTGGTGTGGTGGGTCACATGGACTGTAAGATCAACGGCATTGTAACTGACGTTAAGTCCACCACCAAGTACGGACTCATGAAGTTCAAGGACCGTACACTAGCAGCCAACGATGACTTTGGTTATGTCGATCAGATCAAGGCGTATGCCCATGCAGAGGGAGAACGTAAGTGGGCATGGCTGGCAATGGATCGTGACAGCGGTAAGCTTGCTGTCCTTGAGTACGACCTTGATAACGAGGACGATCCAATGCACGAACACTTTTCAGAAAGCATAGAGGAAAGGATAGAACACGTAAAAAAGTGCGTAAAGCAGGAAGACCGACCTTCAAGATGCTACTCTCCACAGGAGGATGGGAAATCAGGAAACTTAAAACTCTGTACTACCTGCTCTTACTGCCAATACAAGAGAATTTGTTATCCAGAAGTCCGCGCCTTTCATACTGGCTCTGGTCCCAAGTTCTTAACTACCGTCGTAAACGTACCAAAAAATCGAAAGGGTAATGCCTACCCTGAGATCAACCTAGACCAAGAGGAGAACAACTATGATTGAATTTAAAGTAGTCAACACGCCCCGACATGATCGCTTTGAGGAGCAGATAACTGCACTGTTGAATGACGGATGGACTCTCCAAGGTAGTCCCTTCGTGTCTCAGACAGGCGGCATGACTCAGGCTCTGACCCGTGAAACCAAAGCTACTCGGTCTAAGAAAAGTGCCTCCGAAGTATCGGAATAACTTTGAGAAAACAGCGGGACTCCTTCTAAAGGATCACTGTAAGTACGAACCTGAGAAAGTCCCCTACGTCGTCCATCGGAATTACATCCCTGATTTTGTAGGTCGTAACGACAAGAACAGGATTGATATTCTAGTGGAAGCTAAAGGTTTCTTTAGAGTAGGGGACACTCAGAAATACAAAGCCATAAGGGACAGTCTCCCTAAGAAGAAGCAGCTAGTCTTCCTTCTTTATAACCCCAACAAGAAACTGAGGAAGGGTAGCAAGATGACGATGGCTGAATGGTGTGAGAAGGAGAAGTTCAAGTGGTATACCTTGGAGGATATTACAGATGCCTTTACCAATTAAAGAGTTTATTGAGAGACTATCAGAGGTAACTGATCCTCCTCTGTTGTGCGAGTTGCTGGGGTTGTCTAGTCAGGATATTCTAGAGAGATTCTCAGATGTTCTTGAGGATCGTATCGATGTTCTAAGAGAAATTTATGATCTTGACTTTGACGACGTTATGTTGTATAATAGGGAGTACGACGAATGAATGTTGAACTGATAGACAATATGGGTTCTGATCTCACTGTCGTAAATGCTGCCAGAGTTTCATTTGATAAAGGTTCCGAGTGGAACTTTTGGAATGACGATGGTGTCGTAAAAAAATACATGAAGCCTAAGGATGTTGATCTTATAGGTTACCTCGCCAAGCACAAACACTGGTCCCCCTTTAGCCACCCCCAGCTACAGTTTAGAATCAAGGCTCCCATCTTCGTAGCCAGACAACTGGGTAAGCATCAGGTGGGTCTAGCTTGGAACGAGATATCCCGTAGATATGTCGATACTACTCCTGAGTTTTTCTTTCCAGAGGTGTGGCGGAAATACTCAGAGGACAAGAAGCAGGGATCGTCCAATGAGATCATAGACATCAACCCTAAAAATCTAATGACGGACCCTTACCAATCGTCTGTTGATAGAGCGATGTGGACCTATGACTATCTTCTCGAAAAGGGTGTGTGTCCTGAGCAAGCTAGGATGGTACTACCACAGGCAGCTTATACGCAATGGTTCTGGACAGGTTCTCTTTACGCTTTCTCTCGTATCTGTAACCTGAGGATGGCCGAAGACAGTCAGAAGGAGACGAGAGAGATAGCCAAGGGTATTGACAAACACTGTGAAAAGTTGTATCCTAATAGTTGGACAGCCTTAAGAAGGAGTGAGTGATGAAACGTGATGATATATTAGAGAAAGCTAAGGAACTGATTAACGGAGATCGTAAGAAGGACTATGGTGATGCTTGGTTAAATCATAAGAGGATTGCAGATTATTGGTCCAACTATTTTGACGACGAGGTAAAATTTACACCGACTGACGTAGCTGTTATGATGATCTTGGTTAAGATTGCCAGAGTTCAGAATTCCTGCACAGACGATAGCTTTATAGACATATGTGGATATGGCGCTATTGCAGGAGAGATTTCTCAAATTATGGATTGGAAGTAAATCATGGAAGAGTATATAGAAGAAGCTTACTTCAAGGCTTTGGTAGACGAAGGACTAGACCCTGATGTTCTGTGCTTTATAGAAGAGATGGCAGCAATAAACCACAGAACAGTTACTTACTTTATCATGGAAGCTCTTGAAGATTTCAAAGCACACTTGGATCAAAATGAACAATTCTCAGAAATCACTTTCACTTCACACCACTGAAACTAAAGTATGCTTAGGCATATGCAAGCTTGAAGGGGATGTCTGCATAGGGTGTGACAGAACCATCGAAGAGATTAAACGAAAAGGAGAAAGCCAGATATGTACGGAAGAAACTCAGTAGGACCACTAGTCAAACCATGTGACGATCTTCACGCTATGAAGTATCGTCTTCAGAACGAGAGCTTTGAAGAAGCCATTAACAGACAAGCAGGAGTAATGTCGGATGATGAAGAACATCGTAGGGCGTATAAAGAGATCACTATGGACATGCGGTTCCTCGCTGCTGGCTCC